AATTTTGATGCAACACAAACTGACATTAATTACTTTACAGCAGACGTATCTTTCAAGTATACTGTTTATGACATCGTTGATTTGAACGGCAACCCCTTATGATTGATTTAGAAAAAATTCAAGAAATGTGGGAAAAGGACTCTAAGATTGATATTGATAATCTTCATACAGAGTCTCTTAATATTCCCGTGCTACATTCAAAGTATTATAATTTATATAATACAATCTCATTACTTCAAGAAAAAACAAAATATACTTACAATCAAATAAAACTCGAACAGTACAATTATTATACTGGAAAATCTCCTGCAGAAGTTTATGTTGAGCATCCATTTCCTTATAAAGTAAGAGAGAAAGATGCTATACAAAGATACATAGATGCTGATGAGAAAGTCAGTAAGGCTTTTATGAAAGTGAAGTATTATGAGTTAATGCTCAAATTCCTTGAAGAGATTATCAAGGCAATTACAAATAGAAATTTTCACATAAAAAATAGTATTGATTTCATGAAATTCAGCGCAGGGCTCTCCTAAATACACATAAGACACTGAAATAAAAAATGAGTCACTTGATCATTAGTAAAAAGAATGAAGTTTATCTAGAGATTGAATCAGAACCTCATATCTATTATGAGTTAAGAGATCAATTTCAATTTGAAGTACCAAATGCTAAGTTTTCACCTGCTTATAAAAATAAGTGGTGGGACGGTAAAATTTTTATGTTCAGTATTAATACTCGTCAAATTTATATTGGACTTTTGGATCGAGTGATTTCATTTTGTAAGAACCGAGACTATACTTACGAATTTCGTGAGAATAAGTTTTATGGTCTTCCTTTTGAAATTAATGAAAATGTATCTGAAGAAGGAGTAAAAGATTATGTAAGATCTATTACTAATTTACAAGCAAGAGATTATCAAATTAAAGGAATTTATGAATGTTTAAGATTTAATCGTAAAGTAATTCTTTCTCCAACTGGTTCTGGAAAGAGTCTTATGATTTATTCACTGGTGAGATATTATCATGCAAAACAGAATAATATTCTAATCATTGTTCCTACAGTATCTCTTGTGACCCAGATGTATAAGGACTTTTTGTCTTATGGATGGAACGCAGAAGATGATTGTCATCTAATTTATTCTGGTCATGAGAAAGACTCTGATAAACAAGTTTTTATTTCAACATGGCAGAGTCTTCATAAAATGCCTCAGAAATACTTTTCTAAGTTTGATTGTGTTATATGTGATGAAGTACATTTGGCGCGTGCAAAATCAATATCTTCTATTGCAACAAAATTATGTGATGCAAAATATCGTTTTGGATTCACAGGAACATTAGACGGAATTGAAGTACATAAGTGGGTTCTTGAAGGATTGTTTGGACCATCCTATAAGATCATAAGAACCGATGAGCTTATGAAACAAGGACATTTGTCTCAGTTGAATATTCAATGTATTCTTTTGAAGCATCAAGAGAAAAAGTTTGATACTTATGAAGATGAAATAAAATACTTGATTTCTCATGAGAAAAGAAATAAATTCATTACTAACCTTTCTTTGAAACTCAAAGGTAATACACTGATTCTTTTTTCTCGTGTAGAAACTCATGGTGCAATTCTGTATGAGAAAATAAATAATAATAGCAATGGACGTAAAGTGTTCTTTGTTCATGGTGGTGTAAATGCTGAGGAAAGAGAACTTGTAAGGGAAATAACTGAAAGAGAAAATAATGCTATTATTGTAGCATCATACGGTGTTTTTAGTACTGGTGTCAACATTAAGAATTTACATAACTTAATCTTTGCTTCACCAAGTAAATCTAGAATTCGTAATCTACAATCTATTGGAAGAATTCTTAGAACAAACAGCAATAAAAACAAAGCAGTACTTTATGACATTGCTGATGATTGTAGCAGTAATTCAAAGAAGAACTATACTCTAAACCATTTTATTGAACGTGTCAAGATCTACAATGAAGAAAACTTTAAATATGATATTGTCAATTTAGAACTATCAAAACAGGAGGATAATTAATGGAAGATGAATTTTATTCAACTATTAAACTTAAATCAGGAGAAGAAATATTTGCTAAGGTTTGTGCTTGTGACGAAGATGATAAACTTTTATTATTAGTATTTAATCCTATTATTGTTAATCAAATAAAAAGTAGAAATGGAATGACAGGATATAAAATAGAACCTTGGTTAAAGACTACTACTGAAGATACATTTATTATTGATATTAATGATGTAATAACTATGTCTGAATCTAATGATATAGAAATGATGATGTTACATGAATCTTTTGTACAAGAAAGTACTGATAATAAATTTAATTCAAAAAAGATCACTAGAGATATGGGTTATATTTCTACTGTTAATGAAGCTAAATCTTTCCTAGAGAAAATCTATAAAAACAGTTGATTGGGGTTTTACTTTAGTAATTCTATAGTTTCTTTATTAATAATTTATTACTTAAGTTACTATATTAATCTTTATTAATAGTAGATATTATTTATCTTCAACCCTGACAAACCTAGTCTAGCAGGGTTTTGAGGACTTGTCAAGTACCCCAAAGTGTGTTATGATTGTTGCATAAATCATATAAGGAGTCTTATGATCACAACAGCAATTATGACCAAGAGAGGAAGGAAGTCAGAACATTATGTCAACAATAAGGAATTTTTGGAAGCTCTAGTTGACTATCGTCAAAAAGTACAGATCGCACTGGATAAGGGAAAAGAAAAACCACCCATTCCGAGATATATAGGAGAATGCATTTATAAGATTGCAACACACTTATCTTATAAACCCAACTTTGTAAACTACATGTTCAAGGATGATATGATTTCTGATGGTATAGAAAATTGTATTCAATATCTTCATAATTTTGATCCAGCAAAATCAACCAATCCATTTGCATATTTTACACAAATTATTCATTATGCATTTCTCAGAAGAATTCAGAGAGAAAAAAGACAACTCGAAATCAAGGCAAAAATCCTTGAAAGATCTGGGTATGATGAGGTCATGATGGTTGATGATGGGTACTTGACAAACGGAAACACTTCGGAGTATAATGCCATCAAGGACTCAGTATCATATCGAAATCGTTCATGAAGACCGCCATTATAACCGATCAGCATTTTAGCTTTAAAAGAAACTCTCAATTGTTTCATGATTATTTTTTAAAGTTTTATAATGAGATCTTTTTCCCTACTCTAGAAAAAGAAAACATAAAAACTGTGATTGATATGGGAGATACTTTTGATAACCGAAAAGGTATTGACTTTGCAGCACTGACATGGGCAAAACAAAATTATTATGATAGGCTCAAGAAGTTAGGATGCACTGTATTAACAATAGTCGGTAATCATACGGCATATTTTAAATCAACGAATCAAATTAATTCTGTTGATCTTCTGTTAAAAGAATATGATAATGTTGAAGTATTCTCTGAAACACAAGAAGTTAGAATTGGTGATCTAGATGTCCTATTCATTCCTTGGATTAATTCTGAAAATCAAGAATCATCTTTAAAGAAAATTCAAAACACAAAAGCCAAGGTTGCAATGGGACATTTAGAGCTTCAGGGATTCAGAGTAAACTCAGCTATTACTATGGATCATGGAATGAGTTCTGATATTTTTTCAAAGTTCAAAAAAGTATTTTCTGGGCATTATCACACTCGATCCGACAATGGCACGGTTTATTATCTTGGAAATCCTTATGAAATGTTCTGGTCTGATTTAAAAGATACTCGGGGGTTTCATATTTTCGATACTGAGACATTAGAACATATTCCAGTAAACAATCCATTCCGAATGTTCTATCAGATTTATTATGAGGATTCTGATCATCAGATGTTTGATACAAGACAATACGAAGATAAAATCGTAAAGGTCATTGTCAAGAAAAAAAGTGATCAAAAGAAGTTTGATAAATTCCTTGATAAACTTTATGCTTCTAATGTGGCAGAGTTAAAGGTTATAGAAAACTTTGATCTTATTGAAGGGGAAAACTTTCAAGCATTTGAATCAGAAGATACGGTTTCTATTTTGAATAGATATGTAGAGGAAGCAGAAATTCAACTTGATAAAAATCGTGTGCAATTGCTACTTCAAGAAATCTATCAGGAAGCATGTCAATTGATTTAAATGTATATTCTTACACTTTACGGAAGAGAAAAAGAAGGAGCATATTCAGTAAGAAATTCTAATGGTGAACAAATCGTTTATCTCTTTCAAGAAGAGGATGATGCAGTAAGATATGCTATGTTATTGGAAGAAGATGATTATCCAGAAATGCATGTAATAGAAATTGAAGATGAAATTATAATAAAAGCCTGTGATATTCATGATTATCAATATACAATTATTACATCAGAAGATATTGTAATTCCACCAAAGATGAGTTCAAAATTTATTTGATATTATGTTGACATTCAAAAAGATTTTATGGAAAAATTTCCTTGCTACTGGGAATCAGCCGATTGAAGTTGTCTTAAATGAGCATAAAACCACAATTTTCCGGGGTTTTAATGGCTCGGGAAAGTCGATTATACTTGATTCTTTATGTTTTGGACTATACGGTAAACCCTATCGTAAAATCAATAAACCTCAACTTGTTAATTCAATAAATGAAAAAGATTGTAGAGTGGAAATTGAGTTTTCAACAGGAACAACAGAATGGAAAGTAGTTAGAGGAATAAAACCCAATATTTTTGAAATTTATCAAGATGGAAAACTTCTAAATCAATTAGCTGATTCACTTGATCAACAGAAGTGGTTAGAACAGAATGTCTTAAAAATGAATTTTAAATCATTCTGCCAAATTGTAATAATGGGATCAAGTGCCTTTGTTCCATTTATGCAATTACCAACAGCCCATCGAAGAGAAGTGATTGAAGATCTACTTGATATAAAAATTTTTTCCTCAATGAATACAGTCATTAAAGAAAAAATCCGAACCCTTAAAGATAATATAAAAATTCTAGAAGCAAAGAAAACATCTTTAATAGAAAAGGTGGAGATGCAAAAGAGTTTTATTACTCAATTAGAGAATAAAGGTAAAGAAGATATAGAAAATAGAACAAAGCAAATTCAAACTATTAATAAGGAAATTGAATTTTTTATTCTTGAAAGTGCAAGTTTTGAAGAGAATATTTTTGCTTTACAAAAGGAGATTGAAGGATTTACTAGCACAAAAACCAAGATCAAAAAACTTGATACTCTCAAGGGAAAATTAGCTCAAAAGTTAGACACAATTACACAAGATCAGAATTTCTTTATTGAAAATAAAGTATGTCCTACATGTACTCAAGAAATTGATGAAACATTTAGAACTAAAAAAATTGAAGAATTGAAATTTAAAATTTCTGAACTTGAAAATGGTTGTAATGAATTGGAATCTGCTATTCAAGAAGAAGAAGATCAAGAAACAAAATTCTTGTCTCTTTCAAAAGAAATCTCTAAATTGAATAATCAAATCTCACAAAATAACATTCGTATCTCTAATTCTCAAAAACAAATTTCACAGTTAGAAAAAGAAATTCAGAGAATTACATATCAATTACAAAATAAAAATGATGAACATAAAAAGCTAGAGAGTTTTAATACCGAGTTTGAACAACTTCACACTACATTATCTGAAAATAAAGAAACAATTCATTACTATGATTTTTCTTATGGATTACTGAAGGATGGTGGAGTAAAGACAAAGATCATTAAAAAATATCTTCCTCTTATTAATCAACAGGTTAATAGATATCTTCAGATGATGGACTTTTATATTAACTTTACTCTAAATGAAGAGTTTGATGAAAACATACAATCTCCCATTCATGAGAATTTTTCATATTCATCTTTTAGTGAGGGTGAAAAAGCAAGAATTAATTTGGCCTTGATTTTTGCATGGAGAGAAGTCGCTCGGCTCAAAAATTCAGTTAATTGTAATATCATTTTCTTTGATGAGGTATTTGACAGTTCATTGGATGCTTATGGAACGGATAATTTTCTTAAGATTATTCGATATGAGATCAAAGATGCAAATGTATTTGTAATTACTCATAAAACGGGCTTAGAAGATAAGTTTGATTGTGTCTATAATGTTGAGAAAGTAAAAGGATTTTCTCGTTATGTG